GAATGGTTTATCCAAGAAAAATACGATGGAATGCGAGTTCAATTACATAAAATTGACAATAACATCAAAATCTTCTCATATAATGAGAAAGACATTACTGATAAATGTAAAGAACAGGTTGATGAGTTAAAGAAGAAAGAATACGGTGATTGCATTCTTGATGCTGAGTTAATTCTTTTTGATGGTGATGAACCATTACACAGAGCAGATACTATTGCTCATGTATTCAAAGGCAAATATAAGGATGCTAAACTAAGATGTCATGTTTTCGACATCATTAGACATGAATCACAGAACATGATGGAAGAAGAATTAGAAGTGAGAATGACAACCCTCTTCAATAACTATTCTTCTAAGTCCTCTGATGCCATTGATTATCCTTCAAAGAAAGACACTCGACAAGCAGACAATTTATCCGACCTTAAACAATATGCAGAAGAAATCATGAAGATACCTACTTCTGAGGGTGTTGTTATTAAGGACGCTACTTCAACCTATTATTTAGGAACAAAGAAAAATCCTAAGTGGATTAAGATGAAGAAGTTTGTTGACTTAGATGTTATCGTTTTAGACAAAAAGAAAACTAAGTCAAGACTATATTCATATACAGTTGGTGTTGGGCCAATTACCGAAGAAATGAAAGGTCTCCAAGAACATGACGGAAGAAAATATCTTAGCGTAGGTAAAGCACTGAACACTAAGATTTCTGTTGATGTTGGGGATATTATTCGTGTTAAGGTTGATGAAGTCAAAAAGAAAGGAGAAGGATATAGTTTATTCTCGGCTAAGGTAATTGAGGTTCCCGAAGTTGAGCATCCAGATAAATTAGTAACCTTGGAACTTCTTTCTCAAGACACTAAGAAATCCTTAAATTATGATGTTGAAGCATTTACTAAAGGTGTAAAGGTTACTGACCATATTCATGGTGAAGCCAATGTTATTATGAAGTTTGATACAGATGGATTTACTATCTATGGTTTTGAAGAAAATAATCTAATGTCTCAGAATGCTATGCGAGATATTGATTTATGGAAAGAAGCCGCAGAAGAAGTTATGAAAACTAAGCAAGGTAAATTAACTGTGGCTATTGTTAACTACTTACAAGAAAAGGGTGATAGGACAGTCAAAGATGTTCATGACCATTTGATGAGAACTATGAAGGAATCTTATGAAGATGTTCTTGATTCTAAGCAAAGCAAATTAGGTGACTGGGCAAAACAAAGAGAACATATTTCTATGATTAATGGTAAATTACATGCTGACCCTGATACAATTTTAGCAAATGAAGATATTAAAAAACAATACAAGACACCTAAGAATTACCAACAGGGTGAATTTAAGTTATATTCTAGAGAAGACGACCGTGTTCAATTAAGTATCAAACTTGACGATGAAGTTATGCATTGGACGATTGATACTGAAAATGAAGAAGAATTGTTTGACTTGTTTGGTGCGGCTGGTAAATATCCAGCAGAAGTAGCAAAGAATATTGAAAGAGGTAAGGTCATTGATTCCGGTAAAATTAGATTAGGTGTCCAGAAAGATGGCTATCATGAATATTTCTTAGAAGGAAATAAATTTGAAACTAAAATGCACATTAGAATGATTCCTGTTAATGATGAACCTATGTGGTTAGCGTGGACTGGCTACAAACAGAAGCCAGCCGACACCGATTCCGATACTGGTAAATGGAACATCTATGAGGATAGGTATAACAAATTACCCATTCCTACTAAGGATTAGGTGTTCTTTATATACTGGATTTGAGTAAGAGGGGTTGAGAAGAATGTCTTCGACGGTGATGAGAAACAACACTCAAGATTTCATGATTCTAAAAAGCGACGACTTAATGATTGGTGGATATGCAAGCATTGAAATCGTTGATAAGCAAAATGATTTAATTACTCTCAAAGCCCTCAACGAAGCCGTTAATAAATATATGGAGAATCCAAAGTTTAGAAATGTAATGACTAATCATTCTAATGTTCAAGTCGGTGAAGTAGTTAAGTCATATAGAGACAAATCTGGAAAACTGTGGAAAACAGAAGTAGATGATGTTGGATTCTTTGTAGTTATTAAACTGAGAGATGATATTGAGAAAGCCAAAGAAATTAATAGAGGCATTCGTAAAGGTTCGCTAAGGTCATTTAGTATTGGAGGACAGGCACTACAAAAAACAAAAAAGAGCCATCCAGAATTAGGTGAATTTAACGAAATTAGCAAACTAGAACTACATGAGGTTACTATCTGTGAAAAAGGAATTAACCCTGAAGCAAAGTTTGACATTCTAAAACAAGACAAAAAGGTGAAAAACATGAGCAAAATTGAAAAGGCTTTGGAAGAATTGGACGCACTTATGGCAGAGGTTAATACTCTGCGTAAGGAAGAAATGGACGAAAAAATGGAAGAAGAGAATATGGGTTCCGAATACATGGATATTGAGGAAAACATGAAAGAAGAAGAGAAAGGTTACTCTGATGAAGAGATGAAAGCCCTTGTTTCCACTCTTGACGGTGCTGGTGTTGAAATCGGTGAACCTGCTGACCGTGTGGTTATTGAGAACGGTAAGCCAAGAGCCAGCGACCTCCCCGTTGTGAAGGCTTTTAACAACAATGAATTGGAAACCCTTGATTTGTCCGTTGGTAACATTGAGAAGGCTTACGAGGCTTTCCGTCAAGAGCAATTGGAGAAGATTGCTTACGACAACCTCCAAAAGCAATTTGCTGCTCGCTTTGAGGCTGAAAAGAACAACCGTGAAAATGTTCTTGCTAAGTCCCAATACGATGCACAGAGCGAAATTGCTTCCCTTAAGGATGAATTTGTTGCTCTCCGAAAGTCTTTAACGGCTGAGAAGCAACAGATTCTCAAGTCCCAAGAAGAAGCACAAATTAAACTCCCCAACATGGATGAATTAGCCGAAATGGATTGGTCGGACATTCATAAGATGGTCGGAGGATTCAACTGAGGTGATTTAAGATGGCTGGATATATTAACACAATTGCAGATTTAGAAGCACAAACTTACGGATTGACTGGGCATTCTGGTATTAACAACCAGTTACTCAAGGCTCAAGGAACCATTGGCGGTATTCACACCGCCCACGATGTTTCCGGTAGTGGCGCAAATGGCGTCACCTACGGTCCAACCACCGCCCTTTACAACCAAATTTACGGTCAAAAGGTGTGGTCTATGCTTAACCGAGAATGTAACGCTTTGTCCGTTATCGCAAAGCGTCCTTACACTTCAAGCGGTTGGAGAGTCCTTTCAAAGCGTCCTGCTGGTGGAACGGGTAATTTCCTTGATACTAACGACGACGATTTAGCCGGTTCTGACGCCGCTTTGGGTGCTGATTCGCTTAGAGCAGATTTAATTGGTGGTGTGCCAGAAAACGCTGGTTTAGACACCCATCAAGACGGTTTGGCTTCTATTGCTCCAACCTATGCTCAATTGTTCACTAGCCCAAAGATTGTGGCTCACCAATTCGAGTTCTCTGAACTTGCTATGGAAATGGCCGCTATTGATGACGGTATTGGTGACATTAGAGCGCAATTGAGAGAAGATATGGGTAAGCATCACGCTGAAGTGCAAAACGCTATGCTTGTGATGCCTCTTGAGAAGTATGATTCTTCAACTGCTTCTTCCGCTATTGCACATATTGAGCGTAACTATACCTCTTTGTATAAGATTGTTGCTTCCGAGGCTGAATTGAATGCTATGGCTGCTTCAGATGTATTGATTAACGATGCACATACCAACGAAATTAGCCACATTTACGGTTCTAACCGTGATGATTCTTCTTTCCTTGATTCACAGGTTTCTTTTGGTTCCGGCTACGCTAGCGGTGACGCTCGTTCTTTCACTTTGACGGTTTTGAACGCTATGCTCCGTGACCTGCGAGTTGCTGGTGGTTCTCCAAAGGTTATCCTTACTGGCTATGATACGCTCCAAACGCTTTCCGATTTACTTCAGGCTCAAGAGCGATTTATGGACCGAAAGGAGATTGTTCCGACTGTGAACGGTGTTCGTGGTGTTAAGGGTGCAGAAGTCGGTTTCCGTGTTTCTACCTATTACGACATTCCTTTGATTCCTGTTGCGGCTATGCCTTCAACTGGTGCAAATACTTCTTGTATCAGCGATATGCTTCTCCTTGACACGGACCACATTTGGCTTTCTGTGATGAAACCCACTCAATACTTTGAGGACGGTATTTCCAACGGAAACCCATTCGGTGTCGGTCGTCTGGGCAACAAGGCTCTTTACCGAACCATCGGTGAAACCTGTTGTTCTTACTTCAAGGGCCAAGGAAAGATTACCAACCTTCTTTGAGGTGATTAAGTGACAAACTCCGTAACGCTTTTAGCAGACCATAAGGGCTATACCCGTCCTAAAGCGGTCGCTGACGAATATGTTTCAGTCGGTGACTGTGACATTACGGCTTATAGAACCGGAACCACGGCCACGGCCAGCAATTTGACTATTGCGGCCAATGCTACTGGAAACCACTATACTGTCGCCAGTAACACTACTGCTTTTGCTGACTTCCAAGTGGGGGACCACATTGTTATCACGGATTCTGCCGCAGGTAACAATGCATTAGTTTCTAGAGTTACTGCTCTTTCTTTGGAAAATTCGGACGCTGATTCTAGAATGACGGTTGTTTCCGTGGCTTCCACGGATTCTGGCGGTAACGAAGAAATCACCCATGCTGGTGAAAAGATTCTTGCTTCCTCTTTTGGATTAGCAACGGTTAGTCATGTTGAATTAGTCGGTCAAGAAAACCACGATGTTAATATTATCATTGGTGATGTTAGTAGTGATAAGACTTTCTTTTACATCTATGCCTACACTACTGGTTCTGCGGCTTTGCTTTCTGCTAGCCTTGCTTCCGGTGATATTGGTAAGATTAGATTGAAGGTTACTGGAAACCTTTGAGGTGATTTCTTGGTTAAGGTCGAATTATCAAAAATTGGGGGTTTTCAAACCCTTAATATCCGTGGTAAGCGATTAAGACACGATTCACCAATTGAGTTATCGGTTGCACAGGCTTTGATGCGACACAGTGATAAAAATCTTAAATTTACCTACGAGGAAACTGACAGAAAAGAATTAATGGATTTAGACCCTGAATTTTTCCCTGCTATTTCCCGTGAGTTAGGTAGTAAGATTGAAACTCACAAGCAATTGGCTGAAATGCTTTTACCTCCTAAACCAAAGGCTAGGAGAGCATCAACGGCTAAGGCAAAAAAGTCGTCTTTAACCAAAGAGTGACCGATACCGTTATATGGGGAAACCCATAGAGAGGTATTGACGAGGTGTTATCATGGCGTGTCGTAGTAGTGGTGTTTTAACTACAAGTAGTGTTGTTCATAACGGACAATGTAAATTAATCT